AAGCTATTATGCGTCTTTAATTCCTACAGCCGCTTCTGGTCTAAGGACATCATGTCCCATAGCGTATTTCGCTACCATTAGCGTTCCTTGTCTGCGAATATCATATTCTGATTCAACAGCCAAGTCCATAAGTTTAACCGTACCAACAGCACTTGGGTGACTTACCAATCCTGCGTAGTCAGATAGGTTTATAGTATAAGGTGTTGTTCCACCTGCACCATAAGAACCAACTGCTACTCCCGCAGTAACGTGGAAGTCTACAAAGTGAGATACAGGAACTAATTCAATTCCTGCAATTTTCTGCACTTTACCCTCTGCAATAGAACCTAGACCTCTAAAGTCTACATTTACTGCATTAGTCGCATTTGCCAACTTGTAGTACATTTCCGGTTTTAGAAAACATCTTCTACCTTCACTAGGAACGTAGTTGTCGTCTAAAGTTTTAGCCGAATTGAATAGTTCAGTAATGAACGCATTCGCACTATCAGCCGCAGTTGCACTTGCTATTGTCGTGTTTGTTAGTGTAGTTCCTGCAGGATAACTTGTGTCACCTACATTTGCTGTACCAAGAGAAGCTCTACCAATGTTTATTAAGATATGTCTATCTTTAGCGTATGCTAAAGCCCTGCCAATTTCAGCAGAGTACGCATTTCTTACGTCCCAATGGTTTTTTGCCTCTTCGATATTTGACAAAAATACACTAGAAACTAAAAGGTCATTAATTGTAATAACCTTCTCGTTGTGATTGACGTCTGAACCAAGTATTTCTGCTCCAGGTGTGTGATACGCTGAGTCAATTCTACCCATAACTGGGAAGGTTGCACTCTTGCCGCTAGATATAGTTCTCACTAAATCTGAACCAGCAGTTTTTGAAGCTCTCTCGAAAGAAGTTAAAACTTCTCCAGCGAAAACTTTCAGAAACAATGCGTCTTCTGCACCTGCAGCGTTTACTCGTCCTATTGACGCCGGTGTTGATGCTGCCATAATTATTTCTCCTTTTTATATTTATGGTTATTGTTAATAAAAGCCTTGCACTTTCAGCTTCTTAATAAAGATTGTCTTCCCTCGAGAAGGTCAGTTTAATCTACTTATTTGCACTTGGCAGTTGCTACCTGAAAAGGTAACACAACTATCTTTTCTTCTTCTTGTTCTTTTTCTTCTTATCTTTTTTCTTTTTTTTCTTTTTTGCCATTGTATTATCCTTTATTATTTTATTTTAAATGTATCTTCCCAAAAATCTTTCCAAAACTTTTGAATTTGTTCTTGATATTTCTTAGCTTGTTCAGGTTGTTCTTTTAAGAATTTTTCAATTTGAACTTTCCATTCTGCGTAAGTTGGAATATCTGTATTAAATTTAAACATATTTTCTCCTTTCTGTATTTATTTTTCTTCTTCTTCCATATCTCCCCTGCAATAATCATCAAAATTGATTTGATAGGTAGCTTGGGGTTTTTTATATTTTTTAAAAACCATTCTCCATAACCAAGACCTAGTGATAGATACAACTGTAAAAATTGAAGCTATCCAAATGCTATCAAGTATGCTTGGTTGCAAATTGAAAATCGGAAAAATCCACAATTGTATTAAAATTGCTAAAATGAAACCACTACCAACATCAATCAAACTTTCAATTAATTGTCTCATTATATCCATTCTTTTTCATAATTATTTCTTTTTATTTTTAGTCACTTCTTCATTTGCTTTATCAAGAAGGTCATTTATATTCTTTAACGCTAAAGTAGATACAGTTAATTTATCATATCTATTTTTAATTGTGTCAAGAATATTATCGTGGTCAGGAATACCTACTGGATTTTTTAAGTAAGTATCAACAACCGAAGTATGTTCAGCAATCTCTGCTTCATACTTTTTTTTCAATGCGTATAAAAACATATTATAACCTACTGTTTTTCAATTTAGCTTGAATATCTGAACGATAAGCTTCATCTTTTGAATATCTTTCGTCAGACATTGCAGCCGTAACTTCACCCCATGACCTAAATCCAGGTGCATTCGCCCCTGTAGGTTTATCACCAGATTGTAAGTTAGGGTCTATTCCTTCACTATTTTTGTAACGAGCATTAAGACCTTGAATTGCTAAACGAGTAGCTTCAATGTCTTTACTGTTAACCGTATTATTATAAGAAGTTTGTTCAGCTTCAGATAAATTATTTCCAGCCCATTCCATCATTGCCTTATAATTTTCAGAACCACCAACTTCTTGTTTTAATGTATTAGAAGTTTGTGTAGCAATTGCTTCTTGTCCTTTAATAAAAGCGTCTACGTAATCTTTTGGAATACCTGCTTTTTCTAAAGATTGATAAGATTTTTCAGCTAATTGTCCTTCATTATCATATTCCTGTTGTAAAGTTTCTAGATTTAATCCAGCACTTTCAACAGCTTTTTGAGCGTCCTTGTCTATAGATAAGTCGCCTTCTTTATCAGGCTGTTCTTTAACTTTAGTTTGTTCTTCAGAACTTTTACTAAGTTTTACTTCTAACTCTCCATAAGCTTTCGCCATTTCTTCAGGCGATTTAAATTTACCAGGAAGCCATTCAGGTCGCTCACCCTTTGGCTCTTCTTTTAATACTGGCTTTGCGTCTTCTTTAGGGGATTCTGCCCCTGTTTGTCCTTCATTTATTTCGACTTTATCAACCATAAGTTTTTACTCCTTTACTGTGTTGGTTTCGTATAATTGTCAGCAACTTTTGGTGCAACTGCTTGAGCAGTATCAGCCATTTGTTGTTGCTGTTGTTGCATTGCTGCTTGTTCTTGTTCGGCTTGTAATTGTTCAGGAGTCTTTATCAAACCTTCCGTATCAATTCCTTGTGCTGTTGCTAATCTTTGAATCAAATCCATAGGATTTAATAATTGAACAACTTGAGGATTGATTTGAGCAAGTTGTCCTATCTCTGCAACAAACTCTCTAAGTTTCTGTAAATCATTTCCACGTCCCAGGGCTTCTATACCTGTAATAATAGTTGGTCTTACAGAACCTTTAGGTAATTTAGGAATTTCATTTTTACTTCCCATTCTTACCATTAGTAAATTAACAAGAGGTAATTGTAATTCTTGTGACAATAAAGAATAAATACCACCCATTGCTGTTTCTAATTCATTTGCCATGTAACGAATTTCCTGAGCCGTTACACGTTCAGCTTGACGCTGAATAGCTGTGTTTAATAAGAAAGCATAAGCCATTCTTTCTTCTAGTCTTGTAACTGCTTTCTCTACAGTTTGTAAATCATAAAATTTGTTTGCTTGTAAAACTGAAACATCATCATCATTTCCAGTTATAATATCACCATTACGTGCAATTGCTAAATCTCTTTTCTTTGTAGTAGAGTTTGGTTTAACCATAAAAACCATTTTAGAAGAAGCTGCAGCACTTTCTACAAGTGATTGCGATAATCCTTCTAAAGATTTTAAGTCCCCAATATATTCTTCAACATAAGAACGTCCATAATCTTCACCGTCAACTCTTACCATTCTTAAAGGTAAGAAAGGTAAACGGTCTGAATTATATATTCCAATTGAAGATGAAATTTTTATTCCTTTAGCTTCTTGACACACATAAAATTTGTCATCTGGTAGTTTATAAATATGAGTATATAAATCGCAATTAGTATTAGACTTAACGTCTTTCTTAGACATTGCATTTATTATTTGTTCTCTAACTTCTTCATCTAAAGATAAAAGAGAAACACTTTCTTTTATAACTATTTCTAAAATATTTCCTTCACCGTCCCTTTTACATACATATTGATTTAAACCATATACTCTCATAGTTCCTTCTTTTGGAATATAACAAAGTACATTACCACCAACAATTAAATGTTTGATAGCTTCAAATGCAGGAACACGAATAGCCAAAGCTTCAATTTTAGCCATGACATCACGTTCAATTCCAGCGAATGCTTTTTCTATCGCTGTTTTAAGTTGAGGTTGTAAGTCAACTTGTTGTTTAGCTTTTCCTTGAATTGCTAAACGGAAAAAAGGTTGATTTGGGGGGAGTAATAGTAGGAGTAATTTTGAAGCAAGGTTGTTGACACCTCGACTACCTACTGATTGAAAAGGACTGTAGAAGTCACTTGATTGTGTTTGATAATCTTCTGGTATAAGAGTTGGTATTGTTAATTCAGAGCATTCTCTACTTCTTTTTAAGTAATGATTTCTAATTTCAGAGAGAGAATTGTATCGGCTTTCAGCTTTATCGTTTACATCAAAACCCATTATTTCTTTAGCCATCTATTTATTCCTATATTATAGTTGTACTTGAACCAGGAATATTTAGGTCTGTTTGCATAGCTAGTGTTCCCTTCTTAGACTTTTTCTTTTTTGCTAATTCTAAAGCGTCTTCAGAAGATAATTCAATTGTTGGGGCTAATTCTTCAGCCACATTCATTGCTCTAGCTGGTACTTTTTGCACTACTTGTGCAGGAATACTAGGTTTACCACCAAAACACATATTGGACTCCTTTCATTTAATTAAGTATAACTCGTTATGTTTAAATCGTTTGAAGAAGACTGAGTTACTGACGACTTCTTCGCAACTTTTTTAACAGGTGAAGTATCTTTTTGAACAAAAGGGTCTGATAAAGGGTCTTCAATATTCCCTTTAACATACGTTAAATTAGGGTCTGGTCTAGT